CAAAAGCATTGTCTGTATTTTGGTCACCTACATTATTAACATAACTGTGTGTATGCCCAGGATCAGTAATTCCATGAGCATGCCCAGGATCAGTTATCCCGTGATTATGAGTTGGCATTTCAGGAATTGTTAATGTATGTGTTTCTGTTCCTAGAGATGCACCAGCAGATCTTGGTGTAAGTCCTGTTCCTGATCCTATACATCCAACAACTCTTCCACGACAATCTGGTAATTTAAATGTATCTGAATCATCACTTCCGTAAGTTGTACCAATTAAATCATATAATGCAGGAAAGGTATCTCTTCTAACACTTCTTCCATCACATTTTAACCAAAATTCATGATCTGCATTTTGAATAGACCATTTTAAATCTCCTATTTTATAATCCGTATGTCCACCCATTTATTATATATAAATAAAAAATATATAAACAATTAAATATTTAATTTAATATTTTACTATAATATTTTACTTAATGTAAATAGTTTTTACATCTGATAAAAATCCAGGAATATTTGGATCCATATGAATATGTCTACCGTCCAAAGTTTTTTATTAAACCTTTATAATTGCTTATAAATGCTTTTCAAACTCTAAGGGCTTTTGGACGCAAACCCTTATTTATATATTTTATATATAAAAAAATTTTTCAAAGATTCTATTTAAAAATTTTTTAAATATATTCCCATATAGATTCTTGGAATACATTTTTATAGGTAAACTTTTCTAAGAAAAATTTATGTTTTCTTTTAAAATCTTAAATTAAACACATACTAATTTCAAATTTTTTTTTGACAATATATAGTAGGCGCGTTCAAAATGAATTTATTCCAAGAAATAGATGAAGATATAACCTTGTTACTTGATAATCTTCCTATGGGTATTGTTCGTTTAAATTCTAAAAAAACATGTATTTATGCAAATAAATTCATTTATAATATATTAGATGTTACAAGTTGTGAAGAAATAAATCACACCTTAAAAGTATGTGTTCACGAAGATGATCGTGAAACAGAAAATAAATTATGTTTAGACTTTTTAAATCATCTCGTTGAATCTGAAAGTACCTTTAGACTTTATAATAAATTTAAAAATGAATATAGATGGATGTCTATTAAACGAACATTTATTAGACCGACAGATTCAAATAACTCCTTTTCTTTTATGTATACTTTACAAGATATACACGATAATAAATTGATGGAAATAAATTTAAGAAATGAAACCATAAAAGCAGAACAAGCATATAATCATAAATCTATTTTCTTAGCTAACATGTCACATGAAATAAGGACGCCATTAAATGGTATAATAGGTATGTTAACATTGTTAGAAGACACACCTTTGAGTTCAGATCAACAAGATTATATATCAATGGTAAAAGAATGTTCTTTCAATCTAATGACAATAATTAATGATATTCTAGATTATTCTAAATTAGAAGTTGGAAAAATTTCATTAGATGTTAAACCAATGAACTTACAAGAATGTATAGAATCTACAAATGACATTGTTCTCGCAAAAATTTATGAAAAATCATTAGAATATACTTATAATATACAACAAGAAATACCATGCTTTATAAATAGCGATTCTAATCGTATAAAACAAGTATTATTAAATTTATTAAGTAATTCAATAAAATTTACAGATGTTGGTACTATATTCTTAAATGTAGAAATGATAACAAATGAAGAATATGATTTATTATATAAAATGAATCATACTACAATTATACATAAACAAGATACAGTTCTAGATTCTGATTCTTCTAAAAATTATGTATGTTTACGTTTTGATATAACAGATACAGGATGTGGTATAGATTCTAATGATTATATAAAACTTTTTAAATCTTTTAGTCAAGTTGATAATAGACTTACTTCTAAAATATATCAAGGTACTGGTTTAGGATTAGCTATTAGTAAAGAACTTATAGAACTTATGAATGGTTGTTTATGGTTAGATTGGAGTGAAGTATCAAAAGGTTCACGATTTTCATTTATCTTGAAAACTGAAATATGCAATCAAGAAATTATTAATTACGAAGAAAATGAAAACGATGTAATGTTATTGAGAAATAAAAATGTATTAATTTTAGATGATAATGTATATAATCGCATTAGTGTGGCAGGTATGATTTCTAAATGGGGAATGAAAGCTTATAGTTTTAGCAATACAGAAGAAGCACTTTATTTTTCAAAAATAACTAAATTTGATATAGGATTAATAGATGTTTGTATGCCTAAAATAGATGGTCCTACTTTTGCTTCAAAATTAAGAGAACAAAACGAATTTAATAACAAACATTTCCCATTAATAGCTCTAAGTAGTATAGGTGATAAAATATCATCTTTATCTAAATATTTTAAAATAAACTTGGTAAAACCAATAAAAGAAAATAAACTTAAACATATATGTATAGATGCTCTAAAATATCATTCTCATTCTATTTCTAGTAATCCAGATTTAAATGATAATTCTAATCCATTAGAAAATCATTCCTTATGCAATTTTAATCAAAAAACTTTAGATTGTTATATAATTAATAATAATATAAACGAATTAAAAGACAACGTTCGTATCTTATTAGCAGAAGATATTTATATAAATCAAAAAGTTATAACAAGTTTCTTAAATAAAATGAAATTTCATAATATCCAAGTTGTAGAAAATGGACAACAATGTGTAGATTTAATACATGAAAGTGATTTTGAAATTATTTTATTGGATATTAGAATGCCTATTATGAATGGAGAAATAGCTTTACAACACATTACTAAATTTTATCAACAACGGACATCTAAAACAAAACCATATATTGTAGCTGTAACAGCATATTGTTTAAAAGAAGATAAAGAAAAATATTTAAATATGGGATTCAATGATTATATACCTAAACCAGTTTCATATAATGATTTATTAAATTGTATGAATAATTATATAAATGGCTTATTGCGTAATTAAATATTTTAAATCCCATTTTTTAAGATTTTCTATTATTAATTCATTATGACATTCTATACTAAATTTCTGATTTTTTTTGTTTTTTTTCATTTTTCTTTTTATATTTAATGATTTTTTAAAATTATTAACTAATTTACTATTTTCATGTTCAAAAATTATACTACACTTTTTATCTCTCTTTATATAACCATTACTCTCTAATTGACCAAACAAATAACAATTTTGAAAAGTCACATTTTGGAATATATAACCATTGTATTCTTCAAATAAGTAAATAAATAATTTATTACATAACCACCTAATTTGCGTTCTTCTTAATCTTGTCTCTCTTTCTATATCATTTATATCATAATTATTCAATACATAAATAAGTTTATTTCTTACATTTTTTACATTATTATCATTTAAAAAATAGTTTTTGTTAGAATATTCTTTTAAATGTAAATTTAAATATCTTATCCATTTTTGTCTAAAATTAAATAAATCTTCATTGTTTATTAATATATTTCTATTAAAATCACTCCAAGTTAATTCCATTTCTGAAATATGATTTGAAATATTAAAATTATTTGGTCTTATGATAAACCAACATTCTGCTCCCAAGTTTTCTAAAAATTCTTTTTCATTTTTAAATCGAGTATCTCCAAAACAATACTTCTTATTGATGTTTTCCATGTTTTCTATAATTTCTTTAATTTTATTTATATGCCATTCCGGATTATTTTTTCTAATTATATCCGTTCCTAATGTTTGTAATATTTCTCTTATAGAATTAAATTCTATATTCTGTTTATAAATTTCTATATTAATATCCGTTTCATTAGATAATAATATTATATCATTCTCAGAAAATTTTATACTCTGCTTTTTATCTTTATTTTCTTCTAATTCTTCTCTACTTATATTTAAAACTTTACATATTAAATTCTTCATTGGATCTGCAAAATTTAAAATCTCATAACCATATTCTTTACAAATTTTTGCCAATTCTGTTTTGCCACATCTTTTTCTCCCACTAAATGAAAATAGCTTTGGTAAAAAATTTATTTCCATTAAATTAAAATTTACTAAATTATTATTCCATTTTTTTTAATTTATTTAACAAATTGCTCTAATAATTCACATATTATAACTAATTCTATTTCACATCTATATAATTGTTTTTCAAAATCAAATGGTATATTAGAAATATTAAAATCTAAATCTCTAAGTCTTTGAGCAGTTTTTTCTAATATCACAAGTACACCAGTAATTGTCTTGTTTTGTTTCTTGTATTTTTTATCTAAATCACTATATTTATATAATGGTACTGTATCTTTCTGTAATTGTTCATATCTTTCTTTCATTTCATTCATACTTTGAATAATTGTATTCTCACTGTATTCCGAACATAAATTTTTATGTATTTTTAATAATTTCATATATTTATCTAATAAATATACATATTTATCTTCTGCATTTTCCTTAGTATCATTTAACCATTCCATCTCTTCATCGTTAATTATAACTTCATCATAATCACTGGACATTTTATATAATTTAATATTGTTTTTAAATTAATTTGTTCCATTCTAAATTATTGTTTTTCTTTTGATTCATATAATTTTTCAAACATTCTTTTTAAAGCAGAATAATGTGGCTTTTCTTCAAAATCCAATGTTCTTACATACTTCAAAAATACTGTAAATTCTTTTGGCATATTTTTACATAATTCCTCTTCTGATATTTCCTTCTTTTTCTCACCTATTAATTTATATCTTTTTACATTGTCTTTTACTTTTATTCCTTGCCATGGTAGTTTACCTTTATATAAATAAATCAATATGTATCCAATAGATTCCAAATCATCTTTTCTAGATTGTTCTACTTGATCGTGTGCAGCTATGCTTGCATATCTTGCAGTTCCACAAAATTTTTGTTTTGATGAATATTTTATATGTTCTCCATTTTTTATATATTTTTTTGCTAAACCAAAATCAATACAATATATCTTATTTTGATCTTCTCTGCCTATTACAAAATTATCAGGTTTTAAATCTCTGTGAATATACCCATATGAATGAATATGTTTTATAATATCTATCATTTGTATTGCTAATAAAATAATTGTTTTTATACCTATTTTTTTTTGTTCTAATAATAACGTTTCTAAATTAGCACCTAATAAATCCATTAATAAAATTTTTTTATCATCATGTTTTAAAACTTTCATACTGGGAATTCCTTTATCTTTATTTGATAATTTCTTATACACATTAATTTCTTGTAATAAACATGTATCTGGTTTATTATTTTCCTTTTTAATTGGTATTTTTAAAGCAACATATTCTCCCGTATTTTTATTTTTTGCCTCAAACACATCTCCAAATGAACCAGATGCTATATATTTTGTTATAGTATATTTAGAAATGTTCATTCCAATCATATTTGATAATCTTATCTTTTCAGATACTGTCATGCTTAATTTGAATAAAGAATAATTTTATTCAAATTAACCACAATTTATTATTTTATTCCTTATTTAAAAAACAATAACCCCCACGTACATCTTCTCTTAATTTATATCCTTCATTTTGCATTTCACTAAATATTTGTTTTAATCTATCTAAATTACATAATATATCATTAATATCTCTACAACCTTCAAATTCATATTTAAAATAATAAATTTCTAAAAAATTTTCTTCTAAGTTTTCAATTTCGTTATTATTTTGTTGGTTATTATCCTGATTATTTTGTTCTTGAGTAGTTTGCTCAGGTTCTTTTATTTCTTCCATAGACATTTTATATTAATCTATATTTAATATAAAATACTTATTCTTCAATTTTTATTTTATTTTTAACTTAAGATTTATGCTCTAAAAAATGCAATAGAACTTGTAGCAATAGATAATGCAGCTATAATAAAAATTACACCTAATGTAATTAACCATGTTCTATTTGTTTTACATACTTGATCAATATCTTCACATTGTTTGGTTCCTCCATATGTAGTCATTATAGGACCAGTTGATGCAAACACATTTAATATTATTGCGATAAAAAATGATGTAAATAATAAAGTACTTATTGTTTGCATTTTGTCTTTTAATATTTATAAAGAATTTAAAATATTTAAAATATAACAATTATTTATTTTATAAAAAATCTTTTAACTTAATATTTATGATCTAAAAAATGCAATAGAACTTGTAGCAATAGACAATGCAGCTATAATAAATATTATGCCTAATGTAATAAACCATGTTCTATTTGTTTTACATACTTGATCAATATCTTCACATTGTTTGCTTCCTCCATATGTAGTCATTATAGGACCAGTTGATGCAATACCATTTAATAGTATCGCAATAAAAAATGATGTGAATAATAAAGTAGTTATTGATGGTTCTCCATAGGAAGTATAAGCCATTATGTTTAATATTTATCAAGAAATTAAAAATATTTATTCTTGATGTCTTTAATTTTATATATAAAAATTGAATTAAACATAATATAAAATTGAATTACAAATAATATCCCATTTTTTTTAATAAATGTATAATAAACTCTACTTTAAAAAAGATAATATTAAATCATCTTATTCTTTTGATGATATTCTAATTTGTCCAAGATTTAGTAATATCCGTTCAAGAAAAGATATTTCTTTAAAAACTCGTTTATCCAAAAATATATCTTTAAATATTCCTATAATTTCCAGTCCCATGGATACTGTAACAGAAGAAAATATGGCTATTGCAATGGCTCTTAACGGTGGCCTTGGAATTATTCATCGTTTTCAAACTATTGAATCTCAAGTAGAAATGGTAAAAAAAGTAAAAAGACATTTAAGT